TTTTTTCTTTTTGTGGAAATTGTATAATAATTCGTTATCTAAACAAGTATCTATGATCTCACATAGTAAACCATACATGTCTGTTTTCAAGTCTTTATCCTTTACGTTTACTTGTTTTAACGTGTATAGAGTAACTTCTAAATTCATAAAAGATCTCTTTTCTTTTTTTATACCTTTAGTTCTTACATCTAAATCAACAATCGATTCTGATCTAAAAAGTCCGTGACCTAAATTGTGTACTAATCTTTTTATTTTGTTTTTCGACGATCTTAATATTGCATCGTAATCCTCACATATTTCTTTGGGTTCTAACCAAGAGTTTAAAGAGAGGTAAATTGTCTTTAAGTTTTTATGGTTTATCGTCCCATATCCAATCTTAACGTTTTTGTGATCCCCTAATGGGATGTAACGTCCTAGTTTCATTTAATTCATTATTATAATCTTTTAATGGTGTTTAATAAAATATAAGTAATTTTCTTTGGAAAAACAAATTTTTCTAGTATATTTATTAATATACAAAATTATATATGCTAATAATAAAAGTAGACAAAGGTGGTATTGAGAAAGCGATAAAGAAATTGCGTAGAAAAGTAAGAAACGTAAAACAAATCAATAAACTCAGAGAGAATAAACAATTCACTAAACCATCCGTCAAAAAAAGACTACAAAAACAAAAGGCGGTGTATATACAGAAACTGAAAGACGAAAACGAGCAATAAAAAAATCCCCATTTGAGACTTTGATGTATCAAAAACAGGGATTTACACCTCTAAGGTAGCTGCCGTAAAGGAATATTATTCTGACAAGTTATTTAATAACTCTTCTAATCTGTATAAGTTATACTTACTTTGAGTCATTTCATTAATCTCGGTCTTAACCTCAATAGATTTCGTTTTAAACTCTGCGTCCGATTCTACTATTGAATCTAATTTTCCTTTAATACTTTCTGTTATCTCTTCAAATTTAGTTTCTAAATCTTCTTGGTTAAGGGATAGTATGTTTTTTAATCTACCTTTTTCTTCTTCATTTAATGTCTTATCAAAACTAACATTAAAGTTATTTACTAAGACAGAATTTAGTAATGATTCGTTAACCCCCTCATCTACAGTAAGTGATTCGTTAGTTTTATTTTTTGTTAAATGTTCAACTAAATATTTTTTAGCAATAACCTTATCGGAGATATTACTTAAATTATCTGGTGTAGATAAAGAATCAATACTTTCGTATAAATCATTACTTTTAGATTCTACATTAGATAAGGATTCATTTAATTGATTTAAATCTGTTTGTATCTCAGAAGTCTTTTCCTTTAAAATTCTTGATAGTTCCTCAACATATAGTGTTGCGGTTTCTTTATCTTCAAAAGTTTTACCTTCCAATTCCTCATATAATGAATACATCTCTTTGAGTGTATCATTTTTAGTTATAGGTTTAAAATATGTGTTAAGGTTATTTTTAAAATCCTTTTTACCATATGATTCAGTCAATTTAACTAAAATCTTATTTTTAATGTTCCCGAATGTTGCCATAATTAGTCGTTTAATATGTCTTTGAGTTTATTCTCTACTTCATAAATATTCTGTTGTGCCTTATTAACATCAAAAAGATCATCAAAATCTTGTGATTCATCACCTAACATACTTAATATTTTAGATTTATTTGATTTTCCTGTCCCTTCACTAAGAGGTTCTTCACCTCCAATGTCTCCTGCTGGTGGGGGTGGTGCACCTCCCATTTCATCTCCTTCAACAGGTGAGGAAGTGTCCATAGATTGTCTCTCCTCCTCAGGTATACCATACTTCTTATCAACTTCATCAAACACGCCCGTTCTTTTTATAATGTTAGGTGTAGCCCCTAATTCACCACCAAGTGCACGTTCGAGTCTTTGTTGTTGTAAATCAAGAACCACATCGTTATCACTCATACCTAAGATGTTTTTCTTAGCCCATGTATGTGAAACAGGTTGTATACCTATCTGTGATTGATCTGATGTTGCATCTTTATAAAGTGTTATCTTTTCTTTCCATTTTTCTACTTTTAATAAATCAGATTGTGCGGATGGATTAGTAAGGGATAATGTAAAATTATCCAACTCGTCCTCTAAACCTAATAAGTAAAGATGAACTAATGCAATTTTGTTTAGTTCTTGGATTAAGGATTTTTGAATTCTATTAATAGTTCTTGCAAAACGTATGTCCATTAGTGCCAATGTCTTACCGTCACCAACGATTTCCTCAAATCCTAAGAATGCTTTGGGTATTCTAAGAGCGGCTAACATCTTCTTTTGAATGTACTCAATATCTGCAATCTCACCTAAGTTCTGTGCTCCTGGTAATGTTTCAATTGGTGAAGTTTGACCCGGATCTCTAACAGGAATAAAGTAATCTTGGTCTACAGCCATTTGGTTGTATCTCATGTCTACTTGTCCATTTTGTGGGTCAACAACCTGATCTCTTTTGAATTTGTTTGCCACACGTTGTACATAAGATTCAATGTCTTTATCATCCATGTTACCCACGAATACTTTAAATACTCTTCTTTCGGGTGCTCTTGATGTTCTGTATATTAACATTGCATCTTCTGCAAGTAGTAATTGTTTCCATATACGTCTTACCTTATCTAACATTGACGTACCATAAGGTAATTTTCTATCGTCCCCTAATAATCTAAAGTGTGCGACTTCCCATGCTTGGAACTCCATGTCTTTATTTTTCCACGCGAATCTCAGTTCTCTACTTGGCATTGTAACATTTGACGATGGTTCCGCTTTATGTACGTTGGACGCTGCACCTTCATGTCGTTCTATTTCTATGTTAGGTAATTGTTGACACCCAACTACACCTCTTTCAGGATCTATTTTTAAATAAACGAAGTTATCACCGTACTTACCTAAACCTCTACACCACATTTGTAGGTTAGTGTTTACGTCTAATATATTCTCAAAAAGATCTGTGAGTATGTTTTTTACCCTTTTTGACTCTGAATAAATTGTAAGTATATCCCCCTTTTCTGAAAGGGTTGTTGATTCTTCAGAATATATATCTAAAGCCGCAGAAATTTCCGGTGTAAATTCCATAGACTCATAATCATAATACGCTGCTAATCTATTTGGTTCATAATAAACCGATTGATTATATAATGATTGATCTAATTTAGACCACTTATCTGCAATATATTGAGATTGTTGTTGTTGGAGAAGTTCCTTTTCATAATCTTCTCTACTATCTGTTTTTAACAGTTGGTCTCTATCAAATTTATATTGTGGGGGTTTCGAAGGTTGGTCTGCGGTAAAACCGAAAACCTTTGTTAACCTTTGATACACTGTCATATTTTGTTTTGCCATATTAATAAATATTAGTCTTTATAATATACGAAATTTTTTTCACTTTTTAAACCTGTTTAATTATCTATAACCTCTTTTACTAAATAACCAACTATGTTCCATGTATTGGTCCTTACTGATATTTTGATTAGATGGGTTATATGGTTGTCCGTCAGTAGTCATAGATCCGACAGCATCGAACGCGGTTCCATGAGAATAGAAAGATTTTTTTGTTTCATAAGTCCTTTCTGAGAGTAACCATGAGTCTAACATTGCTTTGTTTGCGCTATCGTTTCTCTTTAGTTGAGTGAAACATATATCACCCACGTACATTGCAATGGCCATCGCCATGATTGCATCATCATGTGCCCCCTTCATGTGGTTAGGTCTACCGTTTATATAAACAAACGTGTTTAATTCATTTAATAATCGAGATGACTTAACTATAAATCCATGTCTAAGTTTTTCTTCAAAAGACGCAACTATTTGTGTTCGTTTGTTATTAAAATTAATACCAGGTATTTTTTCCTGTGCCTTCTTATTGTATTGCCAAATATTATTTGAGTTCACCCCGTCAATATATTGGTCCTTATAACCCATTTCCTGTAGTTTACGTGATGTTGCAATACCCATACCCCCCGTTATGTCTGTAGCGACAAACGCCTTATAAAGTGTACCCCATTTATAAACTATCGATGCCAAATCATCTGGTGGAATCTTACCCACATATTCCGCAACCTGTTCGTTTTCATCAAAATCAATCACACATATTGATGACGAGTCAGCACTATCTCCACGAGATACGTCAACACCCATTATATATCTATGACCCTCAACAGGTTCCTTCCATAACCAAAAAGTACCCTGCATGTATTTTTCCATTGGATCCTTTATCATGGTTTTTCTTATCCTGTCTTGTATTGTATTTGGGATAACACCATCACCAGAACCGAGGAAGTCGCACTCCAATTCTTGTGCGATTTTTCTTTTGTCATACTTGAATTTTTTTGCCATATTCTCAAACCAATGAGAGTACGGTTTGTATCCTTTCTCGAGTAATTCTTCATATCCTTCCCAACCCTGTTCTAAAATTATTTCATCATCATTATATTGTTCTCTATTCAACATATAATGTATGATATCGTCTACTTTAATCCATTTTAAGTCACTGGCATATCTTGGATCTTTAAACCATCTTAAATCGGTTATTTTAAAATCATTCATACCTCGTAACGCCTGATCGTATACCCCATAATAAATTGGGTCATGTCCGTTAGGTGTGGATATAAGTATTACTTTACCACCCGTAGATAAGGAGGCCATACAAGCCGCCCAAAAATCTTCTCCCGCTTCAATATATGCAGCCTCATCAAAAACCAATACTGTTGGTGTATAACCACGAAGTGCATCGGCAGATGTTGCAACCGCCTTAACCTCACATCCGTTATTCATACGATACCTACTCTCAGAATTTTTATCAGGTGAAAACCCAACGTTAATCCATTCTGGCCATTGATCTAAAAAACCTCTAACTTTATTAGCCATTTCTATCGCAGTATCTCTCTTGTTAGCGATAATAAGTATTCTTTCTGGGTTTTCGGGTTTTGCGGTTTGTATACGTTTAGATAACCAAGCTGCGGTTACAGTAGATACACCCGCCTGTCTATACTTACGAGTTATATTTTCATTATAGTTGTCGTAGTCTTTAATTAATTCAACTTGGTCTGGAAATAACTCTAATGGTACATATTTCTTTTGTGTATTATCATACGTGGTTAAATATGTTTTAAGTGCATACGGAGTATCTTTCATGATCTTCGCGTATTCCTTTAACTGTATGAGTTTATGTTTATCCATATCCTATAAATACAAAAAAAGTGGTCTATTGACCACTTTCTTATAATCCGTGTTATTTAATTGTCGTCTTCAGGAGAAAATGTAATTCCTAATGACCCTAAGAATCCTCCGAGACCATCGTCATCGTCATCTTCTTTTTCTCTATTATATTGGTCCTCTTCGTAATCTTCATTTTGTAAATCTTGTATGATTTGGTCCACCATATTACTTAAAATACTTTTACCCATTGCAGATCCTCTCATTATTTCTTTAGCCACTCTGAAAAATTCTTCAGCGTCTAATTGAGAAAATCTTGAGAAAAGATAATTTTGGATGTGTGTCATATCTTCTTGATTTAACCTATCAGGATATGAAGATCTAAATTTTTCCCAAATAATCGGTCCTAATCTTAAATCCCAAATTTCTGAAGGTAAAGTGTCAGTTTTATTCATCACCATTTCTGCAGATCTTGGATCGTCGGGTAAACCTTGTGTACCCATAATTTCCATTACTCCTTTAATTACTTCGTGTATCAATGCGGGAAAAAATACCGCTCTTGCAATAATTGTAGGTGGATCAGTTTCCGTATCAATTTCCTCCTTACCGGCTTGGTTTCCATCACCCATTCCCATTTCCATCATTCCGTCAGGTAATACCCAATAAAGTAAATCGTTAACTGACATTAATACACCGTATTGATTTACGATGTTTGGATCTCTTTCAGTTAATTCATTTGCAACCAACTCAAACATATAATGTCCTTTTTTAGATGCTCCCTGTATTAATGCGTTAATAAATCTTCTTTTCGCGGTTTCCTGATCGAACTTTTCCATCGCATCCATAAAGTCTTCTAAACCATCTTCAGCCTCTTCAGGGTTTACACCAAATTGTTGTTCTACCTCTTCTTCACTTGGATCTTCTGATTCCTTAGAAAAACCTTCTGAATCTATACCACCTATACCAACTAATTTCGCATCGAATTGTAGTGTGTCTTCAGGTAGTGACATTTCTTTCTTAACAAGTTCTACCGCTAAGTTCTCTAAATATTCTTTATTGTCTTGTTCAAATCGTAAAACACTCATCAATGTTCGTTGCATAGTACTCATTAACTGAGATAGTACGTTTTGGTCTGTTATATTACCTTCCTCACCCGTATATCTTTTTACTTTTGCAACAACATCTTTAAATCTCTTAGATGCCAATAATTCTTCAAAATTAGACTCAACACCTTCTGGTGATTCTTCAGGAAATGAAGGATTATCTTTAAAGGGTGTTTCTCTCGATGCCAATTTGTCTTCAACATCGGGTGTTATTCTTTCAGGGTTATCTCCGTAATCTACGGGCATTTCCTTTAAACCTTTTATGGTTTCTAATAATTCTTTTTTACTAATCATTCTGCCGCCATTTTTAAATTAAGACCTATAGAATCAAAACTTAGTTGTTTTGGTAACTTAGCTTTAGGTTTTGGTTTATGTTTTGGTTCAAAAGGATTTTCTCTTTTTGGTTTACCTGGTCTCGTACTTGGTTTTTCTCTTACAGGTGCATCAGTATCTGGTTTAGATGGTTCAGGTGACTGTTCGTCCACACTAAAATAATTTTGAGCCGCAGCTAATGCATCAGGTGAGTCTGAAAGTGCACCAATCATCTCATATATCTCCTTTTTAGTTGTAACCTCTGTATGATAGTTTTCTTTAACCACACCTTCTACCCATTCTTCGATACTTGTTTCTTCTTCCCCTAATTCTTCGTCTTCTTCAGTTTCTTCTTCATAGGTAACAAATTTTTCACCTTTTCTTTTTGCGTCTTCCACACCTTGTGTATCGTCCTTAGGTATATTCAAAGTTTCTTCAGATAAAATTCTATTAGATAATTCAGTAATTTGTTTATCCGTCAATTTAGAAAGGAACTTCTCAGTGAAC